AGCTGAACTCCTTGAAAAAGGAGCAACGAAGGTCAAATATTCAAGGCATATGGAAGGAAAAGCTGTTGACCTGGCTCCTTATCCTATTGATTGGGAAGACAGAGAAAGATTTCATTATATGGGTGGTATGGTGCGTGGAATAGGACAGCAACTGGGTGTTAAAATACGCTGGGGCGGAGACTGGGATAGCGATGGAGAAATTAAAGATAACTCATTTGATGATTTAGTGCATGTAGAAATTAAAGACTAATCTTTAATGCCAGGTGATGACTTTACGAAAGACAATGATGGCAACATTATTGGCTGTCCTAGGTGTAAAGGCAGATCACTGAGGAAGGATGGCTGGAGCTATTACAGAGACAGCAAAAAACAACAGTGGTATTGCAATACATGCTATAGGAAAACTCTTAAACCAGAGATTATAGAGAATAGTCCTTTTGATGTTGAAGAAAAGGATCCTGATGAAATGCCTATTGAAGAACTTATTTCTCATAGGCAGAAAAAATATGTTTATAAGAAAACATCTAAAGAAAATCGTCAGTTAGTTAATATAGATATTAAGGTTAAAGGTCCGATAGGCATTGCACATTTTGGAGATCCCCACGTAGATGATGATGGAACAGACCTTTCTCAAATTATTCATTACATGGATATTATTAATGCCACAGAAGGTATGTTTGCTGGTAACTTGGGGGACATTCAAAATAATTGGATTGGCAGGCTCTCTCATTTATATGGTCAGCAGTCAACATCAGCAAGGGAAGCCTGGAAACTAACGGAATACTTCGTAAATAGGCTTAATTGGCTCTATTTGGTAGCAGGAAACCACGATGTATGGTCAGGTGATGGTGATCCCCTAGAATTCATTATGCGTGACCATAGGGGCTTATATGAGCGTTGGGGAGCCAGGATGAACCTGAGGTTCCCTAATGGCAAGGAAGTCAGGATTAATGCAAGGCATATGTTTAAGGGTAATTCTATATGGAATACAGCTCATGGAGTTTCAAGGGCTGCACAGACTGGATGGAGAGATCATGTTCTTACTTGTGGACATACTCATGTAAGTGGTTATCAGGTTCTTAAGGATCCATCTAATGGTCTTATTAGTCATGCACTGCAAGTTGCATCATTTAAGATAATGGATAACTATGCTGATAAACTTGGTCTTGATGATAAGAATATATTCAATTGTCCTGTAACTATAATAGATCCAAGTTATGATGATTGGGATAACAGATTGATCACTACAATTTTTAATCCCGTAGAAGCATCAGAATACTTAACTTTCAAAAGGAAAAAATGGAAAAAAACAAGAAAAAAATAGTAAGAGTTCGTATTCCATATTTAACCAGCAAAAAGAATACAAGCATTACTAATGCAGTATTGTTATATAAATGGACTAGATAATGCCTAAGCAAGTCTGGAAGATAGAACGATTTGATGGCGGACTAAGTACAAGTGCTGATCCAAGAGATATTGATGATAATGAATTAGTAACATGTACTAATTTTATGGTTGATAAAGTTGGTATAATCAGACCTATGGGTAGTTTTGTTGCTCATGATGCAGGTACTAATTCAGCAGTTATAGAAGCAGGTTTTGGATTGCATTACTTTGCACATGACCGATTGGAGGGAGAAACTACTGGAGCGGCAGCAGCTGAAACTGGTGATAGTTATTTGGCTTTAACTGATGCTGATGGTGCTGCTAATATAGATATATATAGTTTTGCTGAAGATACTTGGGGAACTGCAAAGATTGATTTGGGTAGCACTACTGGGATGCAAGTGTGTTTTTTTAATGCAGATGGTGCATTACGTGTAAGTGATGGAAATTTTGGCCCTGATAATAAAAATATGTGGTATGGGTATATAGAGAGAACACATTTTAATGGTATATCTCCTGGGGGAGCTGCTGATGCTTATGATAGTTGGTATTCAAAAGCAATAGATCTAGCAAAACCAACACGTGGATTGTTTGGAGATTTGATTTATACGGATGATGGAACTGGTAATACTACAACCACTACTAATCCTGATCAAGGAGCATTCTATGGTATGGATACTGAATTAGATGCAGGTGTGTATATATGTATATCAACAAGTGGTAGTAATACTGCTAAGACAATATCGAATAGAGTTGATGATGATACAATAACAACAGCTACAAATTCAGGTAACTGGGCCAGTGAAAATATTAGGATATATCCGCCAGCTGGTGATGGATTTAATATAGATATAATTAGATCAGGAACTGGAGGGACTTGGACTGCAGGTGATTATGAGATTGGCACTACCTTTATTTATGATGGTAATCAAGAATCTCTTATCTTTGAGAATGTGGGTGATGGAGATAGAAGGGCAATGCTATCTGGTTCAGGTTGGAGTGTAACAGTTCTTTGTACATCAGCTTTTGATCCATTTATTATTGGAGGTAGAGTGTATATAAGGAAATATGATACTGATGATCCATGGATATTATTGGCAGATATTTCTTTAAAGGATGGTATAAGGCCAGACTTAACATCTACGTTTACAGCATGGTCTTTAGATACTGTATCAGGTGTTGATATATATTGTACTACATCTCTAACATCTGTGCTAGATCCAAGTCCTTGGACATATGAAGCTATTAATGGATATCCTCCTGATGAGTCTATTTCTATTGGGGCTAATGGAGAAGGATTTAAAACAGCAGTTGTTGCTAATAGACAAACTTATATTGGAAATGTGAGGCGTGAAGGTAAGGATGGTGTTACAAGAACTGAAGGTGATGCAATGTATAAGTCGATGCCTGGTAAGTTTGATACATTTCCTCTTAGAAGAAAGATTGAAGTTAGTGTACAGGATGGTGATGAGATAGTTAAGCTTGAAGAATATGCAGATAGGATACTTCAGTTTAAGAAACGTAAGATGCATTTAATAAATATATCTCAGGATATTGAGTTCCTGGAAGATACTTTTATGCATAAGGGAGTAGATGAACCAGGTGCTGTATGTAAGACTGATTTTGGCATTGCCTGGGTAAATGAATTAGGTGTTTATTTATATGATGGTAAGTCTGTTAGAAATCTTCTTGAAAAGAAAGGAAGGCAAGTGATTAATGATTGGCCTTCTTTTGCTGGTGGAAAGCCTATGATTGGATATATACCAAAGAAGAGACAGGTAATAGTAACTATGAGTGCAGGTACTGGATCAAATGGAGATATATATTTGTTTGATATGGTAACTCAGAGTTGGGTATACGGTAGAGAACAAGTTGCAGATACTGCTAAACAATCAAATTTTACAACTGATTTGAATGGAGATTTAATATATTCTACCACTTCTGGTGCTATAAAGAAATGGGATGATGCAAGTGTTACATCAAGTGCTATATCCTTAAGAACTAAAGATATAGATTTTGGAGATCCATCAGCAAGAAAAAAGATTTATAAAGTATATGTGTCATATAAGGGTGATGGAAGAGCTGTTACTATAAATTATTCAACTAATGGTGATAATGATACATATACAGGTCAATTTTATAGATGTAATGCTGATGGATCTACTACAGGTGCAACTGCTAGTCATGTTCCTCTATATCAAGCATCTGTTGGTACTGATGATTGGATTAATGCAGAATTAAAACCAACTGCATCTATAAATAATATAAAAAGTTTTCAGTTAAAATTTGATGGTGATACTACTGATGCAAATTTTAGAATTGGTGATATAACTATTGTTTATAGAATAAAAAATATAAAGTAGTATGGCACTTACAAGGCAAGATAGGATTAATTTAAATAAAGATAAAAAGGGTATTGCTTCTGGAGAACCTGGAGTAAATGATTTATCTGAAGGCCTTCCGCAATTTAGAACTTTCTTTAATCATATTACTGGACAGCAGGATGTTGTTCAATATATAAAAGATGGATCAAGAGTTCTTAAATCTACATTTAAAAATATTGGAGTATATGAATCTTCAGCTATTCAGAATTGGTATCTAAGTGAAGAAGTTGATATTTCTAGTGGTACTGGTGAAACTGATGTTCTTATAATTCCATCTAGTACTTATGTTATGGATGTACGTATT